CCTTTTTTTATCCAAATAATCTCTAATATTTCTAAATTTTTTCACATAATCAGAAGAATCTAAATTTTTATCGTCTATAGAGGAAGCTAGTTTATTATGACCTTGATTCCACATATAAGCTGCCTTTTCCATGTCCCCGTTGGATCGAGCTATAACTCTATCGGCAATATCTTCAGCTAAATTTTGTTCCACTCTATCTTGATTTTTTAAAAATTCTGAAAGTTCGTTTGACGACATTTTAGACATCAATGCTTCATCTGGACCATATTGATTTTGCATTTTTCGCCTATTAACAAATTCCTTGGCTGTTTTTGGCATTATACCATATTCACCAATTGCAGCATCCCCTTTATGTATACCGTAATTAATAGTGTCGTGGTTTAAGTTTTTACCACCAGAAGATTCTATTAGACGAATTATATCTAAAAATTTACTTTTATCCACAACCTAATCCTTTAAATTCTTTTTAATCTTAGAAAAACGCACCTTACTTGTCTTATGTCCAACCTTCTTTTTGTCGGAAATAGCTTTTTTACGTTCAGATGGGGATAATTCTGACCAAGTTTTGGGCGTTTCAGATGTCACACGCTTAGATGGCCTACACTTGGGTGTACCCTTAGTGGTGCCAGAACCACATTCATCACCCTTTTGGTTGGTCCATTTTTCAGCAAACCATCTTTTTAGGCTCATTTATAACCACCACCACGAGCTTTATACGTCTTAACAATCCATGCAGATGCATAGGCGGAGGGAAATCTATCGAACTTCTGTTTGGCCTCGGATTTTACACGGGAATACAACGCGGGATCCGTGGGTTTGGCTCCGTCTGACGTACGACCTAGTGTTTTTTTAAGACGTTTAAATTTCGACATATAATTATTCTTTTGCTGGACTTCTTTCGCTGGATTGCGCACCGTTTGTCATCATATTTTTAATTCCCTTGAATCTTCCTCGATGTTTTTCCAACTCAGCCATTTCTTGCTCTTCCGTCGCGGTGTCTGTAGAACGTAGGAGTTCTAGAAAGGGTGCCGCTCTAGAAATAAACTTACCACCAAGTGAAGCTCCACCCTCTATTAAATCAATTAAAGTATTCCCTGCATTTTTTTCTTGAATATCTTTCACTGCCATTCCAGCACTAGTCGCCGCCCCTAAACCCTTTAACCCACGTTCAATCGCTCTTGCCTTTCTATATTCACCAATATTAATATCTCTGACTGGATCGTCGGCTATGTACGTAGTTGAAGGTGCGTCTGATGAGAGCGTAGGTGGTGTTTTTGGTGCGGTGAATTTGGGATTTGATGTTATATTTTCTGTGGTTTTAATTTGATTTAGTGCATTTTTTTTGGCTAATTCTTCTATGTACTGAACATCTTCTGGGTCAGAGGGTGTGCCAACTAATTCCATTAGGGAATTTTTATATTTTTCATACAATTCATTGAATTGTGCTTTTTTTAAAGCGTTTTTTACCTCTTCCGGGGTTACACCAGGTGCCACTTCATTAGAAATTTTAGTTATCTCATCCATTTATCAATATCTCCCGGATTTGTTCGTGTATTATGATCTTTTAGATTTACTGCCCGTACATTTGTTCTTGTTCTTTATGTAATTTTTCTGCGGCGTCTAAGGCTTCTTTTTCAGTTCTATATACACCTAAATGTTGTTTTGTTTTTTTAAAATGATTAATTGCTTCTTGTGGACTAACAACTTGATTACCAATTACTGTCGGGATATTAATTCCTTTACCTTCATCATCTGTAATAGTTATAGTTCTGACTGTACTATAAGAACCATCAGGATTTTTCACTTTTGGTCTTTTAGTTAAATCAATATTACCCGGAGATACTAGCGAAGATAGGGCTGAAATTTTAGCCAATTTTTCCATGTTACCCACTTGATTTTTTTCCGATGCATTTCCAGCGCCTTCTGGAAAGTCTTAGTGGTGAGTTTTTATCCTTTGCTGCGGAAGGGTGCATTTTCATTTGTCCGTAACTTCTCGAGCAATAGGCGTCACCTTTAGATGTCCCAGGACGAATTCTATCGCCCCCATCAGCAGCCTTACCTGCCTGACCATAAGACACTTTACGTGTTCTACCACCAACAGTTTTAACTAACTTAACAAATCTTTTACCTTTTGCAGGTTTAGCCATAATTATCTTCCACCTAACCGATTGGACCCAAGCGAGTAGCTACTCCAGTTCTAGCTGTCACTGTTAGTGTTCCAGTTGTAACTCGCACATACACACGCAATTCCTGCGTTCCATCAAAATCAGCTACAGCCAACGTATTCATTTGAAATGTGAAATTTGATGCGACAGACTGCGTTACTCTTTCGCTTTCTGCTATAATCGTATTCCCTCTATACAAAGCTAAATATGTCAAAGAGTTGTTGGTAACAGAGGATGCGGAACAATTAAACCATATTGCATATTTACCAGCAGCAGGTACAACAACAAAATCCGTTACCGGTACATAAACACTTGAAGATGTTGAGAACGGTGTTAACGATGACGCTGAATAATTTAAAATACCAGCAGCTTGGGCTATTTCTATTGTGAAGGGCGAAAAAACACCTTTAGATGTCGAGTTGTTCTGTAGTATCAACGACGCCACAGATTCTACTGAAATAACACCCAAAGTAGACCCGTCTGAATACTTTAAAACAACAGGCGAACTAGTTCTGTTGTAAATTTCATAATTGGTTCCAGGGGAAATTGTTGTTGCATCTGGTAGAACAACATTAAAACCAGCTGCCACACCTGTTAAAAATTGAATAGTGCTAGATGAATCGTCTAAAGTCAGTGTACCCCCAGTAGTCACGGTTGTATATTGAGGGTTTGTCACTAATATTTTGTTGGATGTTTTATTTATATTAGAAATATCATTATTATTTAAATCTAAATTACCTGCCATTGGGCGGGAACCATCTCTATTTAGATACTGAAGATGATCGTCGTCATCTAATCCAGACAAATTGCCATGATCAAATCCATCAATATCTTGGTAGGTTAATTCAACATTACCCGTTCTTCCCGCAACAGTTAAAACGTCGTCCGTGGTGTCGATTTTTTGCCAGGTCGTGTCGTTGAACATGATCCAGTCGCCTTCCACCCAGTTATTTTCACCATCAACTGAGGTATTACCACCAACAGAAACAATATAATAATCGTTTCTTTTTCCGACGCCACTTAAAATTTCAGGGGAGTTTTGAGAAGCATCCCAAAAACCTTTAAAATCCAGACCGCCTAACTTTTTAATTCGTCTTTGTAAGAATGACATTGAAATTCCTGTTTAAAAAAAATTTTAGATCGAACCGACGTACAAAAGTAAACCAATATTAACAATTAGAGAGCAAAAAAACAGAATTTTATATATTTTTTGTGTTTCTTTAAAATGCTTATGTTCTAAACTTAAGTCAATAAACTCTTTTTTAGGCTTGGATTTATCATTTTTTGATTTAGCTACTATAACAGCCATACCTTTAGTTGTTAAAATATAAAAAAAGGGTAATAACATTACGCTATTACCCTAATTAATATATAATTTATATTATTTTTTTTATTTATCCACAATATAAAGCAACGGGAACTGTATAGCTACCGTCTTCGTATGTGTGTGCAATTGTTGTTGAAAGTACTTTTCCAATGGTTTTAGAGCGAATTATATCATCAGATTGTACTCTAGCGCAACCATCGCCATTAGAGACGAGTAAATCTCCCTTTTTCACTGAGATATTCGGGGCTATTCGGCAATAAAAAACACCAACAGATGCCACTAATATGTCACTATCTTCTTTTTTACCACTATAAACCCCGTAAACAGAGCTAGATTCTTCGGTTACACATACCTTTGCCTTAGGTAATCTATCCTCTATTGGTTCACCAACCCACCCACACATATCATCCAAGGATTCCATAACCGTCCCAACTTTAATTTCATTGAATTCCTCTTGTAATTGGGAAGTGTGTGAGCCACAGAAGTTACTATAAAATACGGTTGAACCGGAAATTTCAATCTGACCATGCTGCGTTCCAGCAGTATTATAAAAGGCAATGAGACTGCTACCATTTGATTGTTCTTTTATCCTTAATGACGCATCAAATTTTACTAAATGATCGGTATTACCGCTTACTGGTGAAATTTTTACTACTTCAGACCAAGAATTAAGATCGGTTTGTCCAAAAACATAAGTGTTTATTAATTTAATTAAAGTTCTATCGTTTACATCATCATAGATAGTATGATCACCGTTGAGTTTTATGTATGAATTAGGTTTAAAATTAATTTCATATGTTTCCAAACCTTGTAAATTATATATATTTTTATAATTAGCATCAACATGGCTTTGAAACCATGTTTTTAGGTAAGGAGTAAGCATAGTTTCAACTATACTCTTACTAACGGCAGCTAGTCCATTACTTGGGTTGGAGTAATTTAAATTAATATGAGAATTTGTGGTTACAGGCCCACTCAAAGTACCACCAGTTACACTCAATTTATCGTTTAATTGGGACTGAATTGAATTAATCTCAGTGTTTAAAGTTGAAACTTCACCTAAAAGTTCATTTTGAACAGTAGAAATTAATTGTTTTGAATGAAGATAACGCAGTTCATCCATCACGGAAGCAGTATTTATTTCTACTTCTAAATAATTGTTTTGGTGAAACAGTGACCCATCGGGCAATCCACTACTAGACGAGGTAATTTCTGCTATTGGGAAAAGCACATCGACAAAAGGTATCTTTACGCCTCCGCCAATGTCTAACCCTGGAGCATAAACAATGTAAAATTTGACTCCCGCATTACCGGCTCCTGACACCATTCCCGAAAAGAATACGGTATTATTTTGATTGGAAACGTAACCCGAAGGAAGGGAGTCTAATAAATTTTGCGTGAGTTGTGAAGTAAATATCTCTTCACTAATACAATATAGTCTACCATCAAGAGGTAAAGGAGCAGCTAATTCAAGCTCAAAATATGTATTATTAACAGCACCGCCTGGGGTAAAATTATTAATTGAAGAAACATATGTAACGGGGGTGGCACCATCTCCATTACCACTAGAGCCACTCAAATCGTCGGTATTATCTATTTTTTTCCATACAGTTCCTGTGAAATAAACCCAGTCATCGACTTTCCAATCTGATTCACCGTCTAATTCAGTTGAACCGCTAACAGAAACAATATAATATCCGTTAACTTGCCCCACCCCAGAAGTCAGTTGGGGTGTGTTTGTTTGTGCATTCCATTCACCTAGATGCTCATTAACGCCCATTTTTCTAGCTAATCTAGTTTTAAATGATGTCATATTTTACCTCTGATAACAGTTGTTAATGAATAAAAAAAGGGATAATGGTAACATCCCATTATCCCTAATTTATACCGTATAATCAATATAATTAAATTTTATGAATTGAAAATGTGGTATTATCTGGACCAGTAAAAATTGCTAGCGATACCCCAGAATTTTGATAAGTAAACAATTCAACATAGTCATTTGTATTTAAATAAACCAAAGCACTACCACCAATTCGACCAAAATCTCCCGTTGGAGATTGAGTTCCACTCATCCATCTAACAAAAGAGGCATTAATTCGATAGCCAACAACTCTTGAACCATTTGAATTTACTGGAAATGCTACTGTGGCATTTATTGAATACCACCCACTAACTGGCGCGACGTATCTATCAGTTGTAAAATTAAAAGCATTATGAGTATCACCAAAATTCAGTGTATCAAATAAAACTTTAGTTACTGCACTACTATTAATTGTTTGACTTGACGAGGGATAAACACTACAAGCAACGGTGGGAAAATTACTAGTGAGATATGTTTTAACTGATGAAACTGAAGGTGCCTTGTCAGTTTCAGTGCCAGACATAGAGTCCACCACTTCTACTAATTCAGAATTATCTATTTTTTTCCATTCAGTTCCATTGAAATAAATCCAATCACCGACACCCCAGGAAGATTCACCGTCGATTAAAGAACTACCGGCAGTCGAGACAACATAATAACCATTAGTTTGACCAACACCAGAAGAAATTGACGGAGAGTTAGATGAAGCGTCCCATTCCCCTAAATAAAGATTAATACCCAATCTATTAGCTAATTTTTGTTTAAAAGTTAACATAAATTACTCCTTTAAAAAAAGGGGCGGGTTGCAATAAACAACCCACCCCAAATTTATTATAAGTTAAAAATTACACACGGCGAGCGTAAGTAACTTTAATCTTATCACCGACAGCTAGTTCTTCGTCGCCACCAGTCATCACGGATCCTGCCCAAGTTAAGCGAGTTACGCCACCAACGACAGAAACAGTGAAGTCTTCATAAAGATGAAGACCAAGACGATCAACGAAAGCACAAATACTGTTAGCTTCAACTTCATAGCCAAGATCGATATAAACAAGATCACCAGAAGTGAGTGTGAATGATTCTTTAGCAAAAACATAGTTATTTGCTTCAAGAGCATCAAGTCTTGTGTCGATTGCAGAGTCCGCAGCTTCACGAGCAGCAGTTTCAGCAGCAAGTGCAGCATCGTTCGAAAGAACATAAGCAGCAAATGCGCTGTCATTTTCAGTGTCAACACTGTTGATCAAGGCAACGATTTCAGCAAAGCTATCTTTATCTGCATCAGCAGCAAGAAGAATTGCATCGATACGTCCTTTTTCGACATCAATATTTGATTGTAAGACGCCTTCGGCTGCTAGAGCACGAGCTTCTTCTGCATCAATATTAGACTGAAGAACTCCCTCAGCAGCAAGTGCTCGGGTTTCTTCGGCATCGATGTTTGACTGAAGGGTCGCTTCAGCTGCAAGTGCTCGAGTTTCTTCTGCAGCAATGTCAGAAGCGAGAACACCTTCAGCAGCTAGAGCACGAGCCTCTTCCGCATCAATATTAGATTGAAGAGTGGCATCACCAGCAATACGAGCAGTTTCTTCTGCTGTAATATTCGACTGGAGGGTCGCTTCAGCGGCCATTGCACGAGATTCTTCAGCGTCAACATCAGCAGTACGATCTAGAACTTCTTGTGCTAAAGCAGCTTCAACTGCATCAATTTCAGATTGAAGAGCAGCATCTGCAGCATCAACATAAGCCTTTGTTACAGCGTCAGCTTCTAAAACATCAAGTCTATCACTAAGAGCATCATCACCAGCAATACGAGCTGTTTCTTCAGCAGAAACAGCAGCAATTCTAGCAGCTTCTTCAGCATCAATGTTATCTTGTAATACTCCTTCAGCAGCAGTCGCACGTGCTACTTCTGCAGCTAAGTCAGAAGTTAGTTGTGCATCAGCAGCTTCACGAGCAGATTGTTCCGCAGAAACCGCAGCAATACGTGCAGCTTCTTCAGCATCAATGTTGTCTTGTAGTAAGCCTTCGGCTGCTAGAGCACGAGCTTCTTCATCGCTGATATCTTGTGATAATGAACTATCAGCAGCTGTGCGAGCTGCAACTTCAGCTGCAAGCGCCGCGTCATTTGAAAGAACATAAGACGCAAATGCTGTGTCATTTTCAGTATCAACTGAGTTAATTAATGCAACAATTTCAGCGAAGCTGTCTTTGTCTGCATCAGAAGCGAGAAGAATCGCATCAATACGACCCTTTTCTACATCGATATTAGACTGAAGAGTTGTTTCAGCAGCAATTGCACGAGCTTCTTCAGCGTCAATTGCATCTTGAAGATCAGACTCAGCAGCTAAAGCACGAGCTTCTTCTGCATCAACATCGGCAGTTCTGTCGATAATTTCTTGAGCTAATGCAGATTCAACTGCATCAACTTCAGATTGAAGCGATGCGTCAGCAGCTTCGCGAGCGGCAGTTTCAGCAGCAAGTGCAGCTTGAATATCATCACCAAGAGCAGCAGCAACAGCGTCAAGCTGTGACTTATTAACCGCATCAGATGGCTCAACACCGTCAGCAAGACCAATGATTTGAGATGAAAGAGCAGGACCATTTTCAGCAAAGAATGCTGGTGGTTCTTTTCTTAATACACCAAGTTTTACAGCGGTATTTACATCGAATGGAATGCCCATGAACATTGGAGCATCCACCGTGTATGCGTCATACATGGTTTCTTCTGAAAATCCTTCGATATTGAAACTGTAAGAACCACTCACCATTGAAGCTGCTGGTGACTCATTACCAGTAAGAGAACTTCCAATTGGAACGATTACTAAGTTTTTAGAGTAGTCTGCTCCTTGTAAATCGGATCTAATTGATAATGTGACATCAAATCCACTAATAGTGCTATTCTCAACTGGACCTGCTCCATAAACAGTCATGTTGAGATTTCCGGTCATCCCTCTAGAGCCATCTAGCTTTAAGAAGGTAAGGTCTTCAGCTTCAAGGGCTGCGACAGCAGCATCCATTTGACCCTTATTAACAGCATCACCTGAGTCTACGCCATCAGCGAGATTGGTGATTTTGTAAGATACCGAAGGTCCACCAGTTTCAGCAACGGTGAATTGTTCGGTCGGACTAGCAGCTGCGGTTCCCAATAGAACTGCATTAGTAAAATCAGGTTCAGGTGCCCCCCCAGCCATGCTGACTGGGACATAATAAACATCGCTCTCTACTGGAAAGTTAACACCAGATATAGTGACGGATTCTTCACCTTCGGTAACGGAAGTTAGGAAGAAAGAATTGCCCATTTCAGGTTGAACCCCTGTGGCAACCCGTCTAATTTCAGCGCCAGGGCTAGCTACTGGTGAAATAAAACCAAAGAATAAATCACCGTTGGTGTACTCCACACTCCAGATCACTGGGTTGCTGCCACCGGCACTCCCCATAGAAAGATCGGCTTCCATAGAACGACTTCCGTCGAGCTTAAGGAAAGTAAGATCTTCAGCTTCACGAGCAGCTGCTTCAGCTGCTTCGGCTGCCATTGCACGAGCTTCTTCAGCAGAAACAGCGGCTTGGCGATCAGAAATTTCTTGAGTGATTTGGGATTGAAGTCCTGCTTCAACACCCATAGCACGTGATTCTTCTGCAGAAACAGCAGCGATACGTGCGGCTTCTTCGGCAGAAACAGCAGCGATACGTGCAGCAGTTTCAGTAGCTAAATCTTCAGAAAGAGCTTCATCACCTGCTTCTCTTGCGAGCATTTCAACTTCAAGTGAATCATCCACATATTTTTTACGTGCAAGATCTTCATCAGCAACAGGGTCAGATGAAACCTGTGGCATTTGAAGCATGACGAGCTTATCGCCGCTTGATAGTTTGAAAAGTTCAGTTGCTTCCCCTTGGGAATTTAATGCTTTAAACGAATCTTCGTTTAGAAAGAGTACTTTGGTCCCGTCAATAACCTGGGACTTAATAAACTTCTTTTTGATTTGAATACTCATAATTTAATCTCCTTTTATGAGTTTTAGAACGCACAAATCCCTGAATAGAAACTGTTTCTACCCAAGGAAAGTACATATTGTTGTTATTAGTTGTTACTGGTGATCGTAGACAATTCGAATTTTATCGTCTATTTCTATGATAAAATCTAATTCTAGACCATCCCATAGAAACTCATTTCCTTCGACAATAAAATCTTCTCCAAAGAAAAGAGGACCACCGCCGTTTTTTAAGTCGGCTTGTAAAGATTGGGGATTAATTGGGGTGTTGTCAAGAATAATTTTTTTATTTTGTATCTGTTCTGCTGTTACAATAATATACTCAATTTTTCTAGACGTTGATTCTTTTAGATATTGAGGATGAGGATCAGCTTCAGTTAAGTGATCCAATAGAGCAGTGTCGCTGTTGGATAATAAAACTTCTCTACCAGTGTCGTCTTTAGCATAAACATAGCCATCCTGTTTAGCATAAATTGCAATTTTACCTAATTCGGGCGTTTCGGCTTCATTTGTGTTTTCATATAAAACCAAAGTACTCATTACTTAATCTCCAAAACAGATTGACCATCAATAGTTAAAACAACACCAGGATCAACTTCTATAAATCCTAAAACAACGACAGTTCCTTGTGTTAAAGTTAGATCTTTTGTAACATAGAACTCTGTAAAGGTGGCAACAATAACAGGATCGGCCACGTCCTTAAAAATAATTTCCGTTGTTAGGGGTTCGTAGGCCAATATAAACATTATGAAACCACTAAGGATTGTATTTCTTTTTTCTGATCATCGACGTAATTAATGGTGACAATAGCAACAATTGATCCCGACGGTCCGCCATTTCTATAGGTGTACGTTGATGATGTTGCTGTGTGTTGTCCGCTAAAATAATCAAACTTTTCTTTTACAATTCCTGAACTAACCTTTAAAGAGTTGTCACTGGCAACATCAACCGTGTTTATTCCGTCGCCGATTTTAACTGAATCAGTTTGGTGATCAACTGAAACCTCAAAACTCCCAGCAACGACAGTAGCCTCTGTATTTACGCGTAGAGATCTACTTTCATCATCAAATGCATGTCTAAGAACTTGAGAAGCGTCTAATTTTGATGCTGATGGTTTAGTCATAACTCATCTCCTATTGGGGTAAGACATCACCAGCCATAACTGGCATATTTTCAAAAGGAGCTGGTGGTTTTGGTATGTTAGGTACTTGTACCGACTGACCTTGGAAGTTTAAAGTTTCACCACTAGCAACATTTCCACCTTGCGCTCTCATCATTTCTTCCATAGGAGATCCTTGAATTGATTCATTAGATGGCATCTCTTGACCTGGTAATGGTCCTTGTTGCATACCTAATGGGGGTAGTGGTTGTTCCCCAACTAGTTGTAATAGAGCCGGATCTGTTTCTCTTAATGAATTTAAATGCTTTTCGATGTGATCTAAAACGGTTCTAACTAATTCAGGGTCTCTTCTAAGATCTGGATCAGAAAGAACTGCTTTATGTTCGTTAATATGGAGTCGGTGTTTATCTAAAGGTGAAACAATGACCTCTTTCCCTTCTAACATTTGTTCATTTTCAGACTTAATTAGAAGCATTTCATTCATCTCACCTTCAAACATTGTTTCAATTTTTCCAGTATTAATAACTTGAAAATATTGCTCAGGTGACTTAATTAAATTCATTTGTAACATTTGTTCTGCCATCTGAACTCGACCAGCGATAGTACGAGACAGAGGGTTCCCAACATCAACCACGACCCGATTGATTGCCGAAATTTGCTCTCCAGTAAACTCCTTTAGTAGTGGGCGGTTATTTTTTCCCACTAGAGCAATGACTTTAGGTGTTACTGAAAAATCTTTTAATATTTGAATTATTGCAGTTCCAACATCTTCAATCATTTTTATGTAGCTTTGTTGTAAACCAGAAATGTATTGAAGTGACATCGATTGGACTAGCGCCAAAGCCGTCCCGGATTTAAGCGAAGCTTCAGGATTCCCTCTAGTTACGCTATTAACTCCAGAAATCGTTTCCGCAGACTGTACCAATATCTGTAGGAAATTAAAAATTTCAGCTGGTGTTTGGGTTAATTGTAGGGGTTCGGGTTTGGCGTTCCCTTCAATGATGTTCATCCCACCGGCTAGGCTGTTAATCGATACATCTGCTCCTCTTGGAACCCATAAATTTTGAACACCAAATGCATTTTGGTTGGTTAATATTGTGCTATATAATGAATTTATTCCTTCTTGAATAGGAAAAACGTCAAACATTGACGTGTAACCATAAGGGGTTCCCAAAATTTCACCAGGAACTATCCTAAAAACAGGTAAAATGCGGTAAGGCATTTTTGTGTCTAGTAGAACTATGTCCGAATCAACGAACAGCATATATCTACCATCGGGCATAGCTTCAGTTCTTTTGTGATAGAACTCATAGACTGGAATATCATCGGTATCATCATTGCTAAAAACAGCTAGTCTATAATTATTGCTACTGTTTTTACTTTTAACACCTTGTAGTTTGTATGCTAATTCGGGGTACTTAGCCATCAAATTGAATCTATTTTGAAAAGAACGAACTAAAATCCATTCGTTATTCCAAGTTTCTTTTGTTCCGTCAACAACAATATCAAATGGTGATAAATTTGAAAATTCAAGCTCACCCTCATAAGCAAATTCACCGGTTTCAGGATCAACGTCATAGGCTTCCCCAGCAGTTGCATTCCACTCTAGCTTGACAAATCCCGCACCGAGAACAATAGCTATTTCCGCTGCTTTTTTAAGGGCATCTTCTAGGTGTTTTTCTCTCATATAATAGTCGAGAACACCATTAGCTACATATGTTTGGGCTAAAGATTTATAGTCCGTGTTCACAGCGCGAGCTTCCATGATAGGTCTGTTAGCAGTAATCATGGTGTACATATGCTGGGCTATATTTCTAAAATGGTTTACATTTAATTGTACCAATTCACCCTGTTCGCCCGTGAATTGGATGGAGTGTCCGTACCCTAGATCATTAGACCACGCACCATGATAGGCTCTCCACATCCTCATCATTTTGTCTAAGTAGGCATTTGCCCTAAGAACATTAAAAAAACTATCACCTTTTGCTAAAAGTATGCTAGCACAATCTTCTGCCTTTTTAGAAGCAAAGTATTGCTCTGTATTTTGCTGATTATCGATGACCGTATTTAAATTTTCCATGTGTGTAGTCCCCTAGTTTCTGTAATAGTTGTTATTTTCTTTTTTTTACATTAAAAATGGTTTTATAAATATCGTTTTGATATTGATAACTAGAATTAATGTTGACCACAGGGGTACCAAAAGCATCTCTTAATGATATATTATAATGAGCAGGATAGGGATTTTTTGTGTAAGCAATTGCTCTTACTAGGTATTTTGCTGCATCCACTGCATCATAATGTCCGTTATCTGGAGATCTAGCAAAGGTTGATTTTTTATCAGAGCTTTTCCACTTACAATTTCTTATGTGTCTTATCAATGTTTTACATTTAGGATTTATGATAAGTTTTTTTGACGCAATCATCACACGTAGGTTGTTCAAAGCTGATTCATTGTCGTCTTTTTTGGTGGGTAAAAAGTAAACATTACCATTTGAAATGCGAGAAATTTCTTGTGTAACAATATAATTAATATCACTGACGCGTAGATATGTGGGCTTCACTTCCCCGCTTAATGGATCTGTCCACAGTTCCGCTTCTTTTTTTAAAATCCTACTGGTTAAATCTGGTAGTTGTATTTCTTTTCCAGATAAAACAATTTCATCTTCTACAATAACCTTATCGGCTCTGAAATCATAATAACCAAACAACAAAACTGTTAGATCTTTGTAGCCTAAGTCCATTGAAACATATGTGTCGTAAAATGGTGGTTTAGGCCATTCTTTAACGATTTCTTTTTCTAAATCTTCTGTGAATTCTGGGAATAAAACGTTCTCTTCTTCACGTATAACTTCACAAAGATATTCTCGTCTGAACTGAGGGGAATTGACTCCGCCCATTTCTTTTATTATTCTTTGAACTTGGGTGTCTTCTAAAAGTGGATTGTCGTATATTGTTTTTTTTGTTAACGTATTGTTAAGTTCTGCCTGTTCAATAAAGCCATAAAAATCGTGATCTGGATCGGTTGGGGGTGTAGAGGCAAGAACAATTTTTCCACCAGTGTGTGTTAATGTTGGAAGTAAGATGGACTTGACAATATGATTTAAGTTATCACAGAACCCAGCTTCATCCACTAGAACAAGATCGGATTTTTGACCCCTAAGACGTTCATAGTGTTTATTATCACTACCAGCGAGCTGAATTGAGCTACCGTTGGAAAAGTGATAAGTAAATTTACTCTCAATATAAGTTGGTTTTAAATGCTCTGGACAATCTTCAAGGAGCATCCTAAAAATAGGATCAAAAATGCTTTGAGCATGTAGCTTGGTGTCCGTCAGAAGTTTTACAATTGAATTTGGTTTACGTAAACATTGTTCTAATGCGAGTATAGCCAATTCAACTGACTTACCCGATTGACGCGCAAGAAGCCATACAAGGGTGGAATTATCTTCCGACTTGTAGAAGACATCGCGCATGTCCTTTTGTACCGCGTGGCACTTCCAAGACAGTTCTCCGCGACTCCACAACTCGACAATTGCATCACGTTTACTTATTTTTGATCTACTGGATTGATTCATTTTCTAACATTTTTAGAAGATCATCGTTGTTCATTTTTTGCATTTGAACGGTAATGGACTTATTTGCACCCTTAGTGGTTAAAATCTTGGTGAAAATTTCCACTCTTTTTGCTTCTTCCAATGTTAGTTCTCTATCTAACGAGATTTCATTTAATCTCGCCAACTGAACCTTAGCAATCATTTCTTCATCACTAGAAGCTTCAACTTCCGGTAGATTGAATGTCTTTTTTTCCTCATCTAATAAAGGCGTTGATTTCTCGAGAATATCTTTAAGATTCATATTCTCTTGTTCGAGAAGTTTAACCTTCTTAGTTAGAGATAGAATAGTTTTATACTGAGCATCAGCATACTTTTGCAAGGATGCCATGTCTTTAAACTGTTCTAGCATTTTGTCCATTTGGTCAGACATTATAGCCTACTCACCGTTTTAACCTGTTGGGCTAGCTTTACCGTTGAAACATGAGAACGAAGTTCTTCTAACTCTTTCTTTGTTGTTTCTAGACTATGATTCAACTGTACTGCTTGGTGACGGATTTCTTTTAAATCCTCATTCTCGCTTCTAAATTCCAAATAACCAAGTAGTGTGGATAGAATAGCGACAATAAATGAATCTTCAAAAGAAACACCAGTTGATAGTAGCTTCACAAAAAATAATGTAAATAGTACTAAAACGATATTTTTGATAACATTAGTTTTTTTCATAGTCATCTTTCTTAGGATTTTTGTTGACGTACCCACTTAATATAATTACCTTAATGCGGTTGGTGGTTTTGTCTCGATTAATCCTATTTATAGTTGTTAAGATATAACAACTTTTAATATGAATAATATAAAGATCGAAAATGGGTACTATATTTGGACAAAGGGCGAAACTCTTTGGATGAATAATTGGTTTAAAACCACCGAGTTTACTTGTCAATGTAAGAATCCCGATTGCATTGAACAAAGAATATCTGTGGATTTAATAGAACGACTCACTAGAATACGTGAATACGTCAATAGCCCAATGAGGATAACGTCTGGGTATCGTTGTACAAAAAGACAAGAAGAAATTCGTAGCTCTGGAACATCGACGGTTGTTGCTAAAAAAAGCACCCACGAGTTAGGTCACGCCGCTGATATATCTGTTTCTAGATTGACTCCTGGCGAACTACTAAAAGTAGCAGAATTAGAGTTCAAATCCATTGGCACTGCCAATAATTTCTTACATGTTGATATTAGAGACGATAAAGTACGTCGTTGGAAGTATTGATCTAATGCTACTATCCACTACAAACATATCTCATATTATTAATTACTTGTGAATTCAACTCGGGTTCTTCTAATGGATATAGCACCGGATTCATGTAATTATTAATATATTTTTCATCAACATGACCGAGCTTTAATAAACAATGTGTTAATTCGTGGAACATGAGTTGTTTTCTATCCATTAAAGGTGATAAGTACCAATTGAAGGGATCTATTTCTATAACAGCACGTTTGTATGATCTTGTGCAAGTGCCTATCACAGTTCCACCTTTTAGGTTAAACCGTATTATCACCTTTTTCGGTAATTCCCTATTAGGACAAATGTCATTATACAAACCCATAAATTCATCATAGTATGGAGTTAAATCGGGGTCAATTTCTTTTAGGGGTATATTGACATAAGTAAAAAACAACCCAACGAAAAACAATAAGAACCAAGTCCTCTTATTCACTGATTGCACCCTTAATACGCTGTCTTAATTTTTTCATATTTTCATGTGATCTTTTCACATTACAAGAACCACAAACGGAACCGTTCCACAACTTACCCGATTCGTCAGCAAATTTCTTGTTTCTATTGTCAGGATACTTTCCTACCATAGTGCGGATTTTTAGTTCTCCGCAAATCTTACATAATCTTTTATCTGATTCCATAACTACTTTACTTTCTTATACATTGGATTTGACGTTTTAAATGGGGGTAGTGAGTAATATATCATCGAATAATAGGGCACAAACACTAACGCATGTGCATCCTTTTCGTTTGTTTTAATATACTCAGCATGATCTTTAATGATTCGAGGATTATTTAATCTTTGATATTTATTAGATACTGGCCGATGAATTTTTCTAATTTTATTGTTCATGTGGACTACTCTCCCCCGCTGTAAAATTACAATTAATACAACAAAGTTTTTCCGTTTGAGGATGATAAGACCATTTATGGGGAGGACATTTTTTCAAACTCAATTCCTTTTCTATAAACTTACGTTGTTGCTCAATTAACTTCTCATCTACAGCCTTCATAGCAGCCATAAAAAATAAAATAACTATAAGCATTAAAAATAAAGCAAAAAAGATGTCCATAAACCACCATTATATTATCATAAATTAACAACTATAACTAAAGTTGCACGTCGTGCTTCTGAGAGCGATTACGTAGCAACGACGAGCGAGAAACAGCGAGTCGCACAACGTACGTAGCTCGTTACCTACTACTTCAGTTAAACGTTTAAGAATAATTCTATCTAAGTCATTCCTCTGTGTCTTTATAAATTGAGAAAGACGAAAACTCTTTTTCGGATTTCGAAAATTTATAACTATATACCCATACATAACACCATACATACCCATACTACTACACCACAGCTTTCTTACGATTGTAATATTCTTTGGTCAGAATATTATCGGAGTAGGTGATGGTGTAGAAGATATTGGAATAATATGTTGTTATGAATTGGGTAGCATCGTTCATTTTATCGAATACACCTACGACTAGTTTATCGTTACGTTTGTTAACTAAGGTTACGTGTACTTTATAATCCTTTGTAACAAATAATTTTGGAGTATAGGTAGCTTCACCGTTATGCTTCCTGTATAGGGTGTATCCTTTGTTTCTGTAATGATTAATCCAGTAGTTCAATCGTAACTTTCTATCAGTTTCTGTACTACTGACTTCTTCTAAAACTACGAAACTAAGTAAGGATTTATCACGTAGTAGCTTACGACAGGAGTGAGACTTATTGTGTATCATATCAATGTTTCTAGACATAGAAGCAAGAACATTGTTGCTTTGAGAAAGATATACGAGACGGTCTCTTTCGTTCACAATTGCCCATATTCCTGGGGTAGATAAATCATTAAGGGTACGGTACAAGTTCATAATTAACTCTATATAAGACTGTTAATTGATTTTAAACACAACTTACAAAACAGTAACTTACAAGATACAATTTTCTATAATCACTAGATAATATAACTAATTCACTTTAAAATACGATTTAACGCACTGTTACAGTGTTTCTGTAATAGTTGTTAATAGATTGGTGGAAATGAGTTGTTTCTATATTAGAGTGATAAAATTCGTGGATGTGCTAACGTGAACGCACACCACACCTGAGAGCACCCTACCCCCCCCCTGTCTAACAAATAGCCGCTGTCTACTTCTTACACACTGTCAAATTCATATACATGTCAAATATTTACACACTGAACTGATTCAGTTGACACCCCTACGTCATTAGCGACACAGTGTGTCATTAGCGACATAATGCAAGATCTATGCCTGGCACTGTTATTGCATAATAATCCCCTCTATTATTATATATATCGGGTCAACTGGAATAATTGAGGACCACTACTGAATGAGTTTAATTGACGCAAGTTGTCGATGGCCTTATCGGGTGTGTATTTCCTATACACTCACAGGACTAATGTCGGTCCCTGTATCGGTTTAAATCGTCCTTTGGGTTGGCACATGGTCTGCAATGAGTGTCATCATGCAACGGTGATGATGCCGAGGCCGAACAACAAAAAAAAATATTGACGCACAGAATTAACTAGGGTAAAACAAAACAAAGGGAGAAAAAACATGCCTGTCGGATATCAGTTGTTTAACGACGAACTACAAACAGTCTTTCTAACCTCAGTAGGCGGAGACATCCTAGAAATTTCTCGGAGTCGGTGGGGTATGGAGAAGTCTCTAGGTGAGGACACAATTTTTGTGGGGCCGCGTGGTGAGGCTCTCAAATTCTTGGAGAGTCTTAATTTGATCAACCCTCGGTAAATCGAGGCTCAAGCCGAAACACTCACGGACGAGTGTCTAGCCGTAGCGCGGCTACTGAAGAGGCTAGTAAACTAACGGAGTTATTTTATGAGACAGGATCAAGTTTTTATCTTGAGATCGATCGGAGTTATTAAAGCCCAACTCATGAGTGCCGAGCCTACCGAGCGCTTGCATCTTATTGAGCGTCTCTTAACACTATGCGCCTTGCTTGACACTGGCCACCTGGAGGAGTGTGCCACCAAGGACGAACGCAAAGCCGCCTAACAGCTGTCTAAATAATATACACTTTTTTTGGTCCGAGGGGTGTTTTAACGGCTC